TCTTTCATTGTGTTTTCCGTTGCAGAGAATGTCTTTCCTAGGTATGCAAGGCGGACCTTAGAATTAGTTTTCAAATCGAATGCTATTTCTTTATTCTCATCATCGGTAGAATAGTATAAAGATAGATTAGATACATCCTTAAGAATAAGCGCTGCAGACTTTACTCGTGTATAAACCCAAAATTGAACATCGGGATGATTAGCAATAACAGTCTTCCAGGCATAAGTATAAACATCATTAAAAAAATCTCCGTCCCAATGGATACGGAATAACTTAGGCGCCTCTTTCTTTTCACAGTCAGCAATAAATTCAACAATCATCTCATCCAATAGAATAAGCATTGTGTCCATATCTGCATTACGTAGGAGCTCCCAATTGTGTAACAAATTAACTTTAACGCTAGGGAATACCTTTTCTAATTTTCCTGCATAGCAGACACTCTCGCAAATAGACGTTGCGCCAGGACAAGAATAATTCTTTCCAGCAGGTAATCCGAACGTGTTGGCAATTGCTGCCTGCTTTCCATTTTTTGTGACAAGGTTAGCGACCTTTCTATCATTAGAACGTTTTAATTTCATAGGGGTAATTATAGCGGTGGCCTCTGACATATTAGTAATCCTCATCCATACCGTGGCCTGCAGACGCTAGGGCGTCAGAATCAGACCAGCCAATAGTTTCAAAGAATTCCATTTCCTCAGACGCATAGCATTCAGCGCAGATATAATCATCGCCATAAATTTCATATTCTGAATCATTGTCAAAAGTTTCTTGAGCGCCACAAATTTCATAGTTCAAGCAAGATACTGTAAATAGTTCCATAGTGGACCTCTTTCGTTGGTAGATACGGAAATTATAGCAGAATGGACTGACATATCAAAATCGACACGCCGTAAAATTTCAGGCAATTCGGACATGTGTCGTAATTCACATGAAGCCCCCACAAAAGAGCGGGCAGCTGCATATTTATGCGCTACTCTGAATATTTATTTTTATGTTTGATCTTGCGTGTGTATTTTTTTTTATTGCGAACAGGTTGCGCCGCATTACTGCGGCGCAATTCCTGAATGCGTTTTACTTTATCTTGAAGTGAATTTAGGAACATTGTAATTACTCGCTTCGTGAAATCTTGCTACATCAAATCGCTCATTATCTTTCGCAAACATTTCAGCGAAATCATTTACGATTTTAGAAAATAAAGCGGGGTGCGTTTTATCGCTTGCATACTTTAGAATTTCTGCCGTTGCTACATAGTCTTTTCGTGTCATCATTTTGTTACGACCTTTCGTCCTTCACGATAGAAAACTCGTGTGTGCATTTTGCCAGTTGGCGTCATTAGATTTACAGTTGAGTATTCGTTAGCAAATCCCCAATCGGTGAAAAGGAAAAAGTTTTCCCACGCACCAAATTCGTTTTCGTATTCTGCTGACCAATGCGGAGCATTTGAGTCATAAGCGCAAGTCAATTTATACATTAGTTTCCCTTTCGTTAGTTACGCATTTACATTGTGTTATTTGTATTGTATCAGTTAGCACTGACACAACGGCAAGGGTATCGCAATTATCGCAAATCCACATCCCCGCTATTTGGCTCATTCAAAAGCCCCCTCATTCAGTAGCCCTAATTCAATGTTGAACATTTCATCGGGTGTTGCTTCGGATAAATCTACCCAGCCCGCACCTTCATCATCCATACGGAAAATCTCAATGTATCCCATTATTATTCACACTCGCATTTCTTATCGTAGTCAAATTCGCAATAGTAGCAACCCATTTGCTCGCCGTGTTCTTTACACACATAAACAAATTGGCTTTCATCACAATGAAATTTCATTTCATCTTTTATGAAATAGAATTCGGTTTCGTCAATGTATTTTGTATCTAACATTAGTCACCTACCTTTACCGCTAAATAACGATAAGTATCGCTAAAAGAATTAGAGGGGCGAACCTGAACACGATAAGTATCGCAATCGGCATACCAAACCTTAGAGGTTTTTTCTGCGTCAATTATTTCGCCCTTTACTGAGCGAGAGTAATACATTTTCCCAATAAGTAGGGACTCTACGGAATAAACATTTGCTGACATTAGTTGTCACCTTTCGTTGTTGTTGATACGGACATTGTAGCAGATAGCACTGACAAGGCTTCTGCCTTACTTGCTTCACGGGTGGCGGTGATGTGCGCCTTGAATTCATCTAGGTTCATTACTGACCTTCTTTCGTTGTTGTTATAGTAGACATTATACATTAGGGCACTGACATTTCTCTACCTACTAGCCAGTAAGTCCACATAGTAAGACGCTCAACCTATGTGATACTCATCACACAAATATGTCCGATATGTCTGTCAAATCGACACGCCGTAGAATTCCAGGGCTTCTGTAACAATCTCGTAACGACACGCCCGACCCCGTGCCTTTGCGGGCCAGATTGACATTGTCAAGCCGACACGCCGCTATTCTTCTTCTAATTCTGCTAAGTAGTCCTCGTGCTCCACTAGTCCAATAGCAAACGCAACAGGATCACAGCACTCTAGTATCTCGGCGGGTGTGAAGGTAGAGTAACCAATCTTTACTGTAGGATAAACATCATTTAGTAAATCTATAAAGCTTTCTTTTATCTCTATGTCTTTTTCTAATTGTGATTTCATTAGTTGAGTCCATTCTCTCTAAGGTCTTTTATTACTAGGCGAAGCATTAGCAGGGCGGGAATACCGATACCTAATTGCACTAAGGTAGTTAGTAGGCGAGTAGTAGTCATTACTTATTCTTCTTTCTCTTGTAAATCTTATAGGCGGTTACTAGTAAGGCGGTGATGATTATAGTGTGCCAAGGTAAGTAGATAGCCCCTAAGAAACTATCAAACTCTAAGCCGTATTCGTTTAGTGCTAATTCTAATCCGTTGCTAATCATTTATTATGCCTCCCAAGTAAGTGTGAATAGTTTTGCTAATTCCTCATCATCAACATCATCAAAATCATCAACGGGAGGTTGTTCCTCATCTACCTCATCAAGGTAGGCGTATGCGTCTGCGACATCTGATTGAATAGAGGCGTATTTATCTATTGAGTTAGTTTGGTATGAGTATGCGTATGACATTACATTGAAACCTTTCGTAGGTGTGCTACTACATTACTAGAAATTGTCTGTAGTTCTTTTACTGTCTTGTTCATTTCTTCTGCGCTAGTAGCGGTGAAATCCACGCCTAGTAGTTGAGCGCCGTCCCATAGTGAGTAAGTGATAGTCATTATCTGTTCTTCTTTCGTTAGTAGTTATAGTAGGAATTGTAGCGTATCGGGCTGACATTATCAACACGACACGCCGTAGAGCGGAGAGCCTAGCGTGTGAGTTGCCTCACAGGCAGTTGATACACTCGCAACCCTTAGAGCGGATAAGGTAGGCAAGGATTTCCTTGCGTGTGTAAGCGTTTAGCCCATAAGAGGATTTTACGCCACCATTGTGGAAATCGTGCACGATAGTGCTAAATAGTGTTTCGGTTAGTTGAGTCATTTTGACCCCTTTCGTTTGTTTTTCTTTATACCTTTATCATAGCAGGGGGGACTGACATTTAGAGGTGTTTCTCGGGCGTGTCGCAAATAAATCTTAGAAAAACCCTGTGAGTTGCGCCACATTCACGCTCATTATGTGCGGTCTATCCTAAATGTCCGAATTTTTCTGTAGTGTGTATCGTACAAGATAAAAATATATTAACATTTTTTCAAATTTGAAATAACATTAACCCTGGTATAATTATTTAATATGGCTACCTATAATAAAGATTTACACCCAGAGATGATGCGCCAACTAGAACCATTTGTTGAAGCAGAGATGATTCGTCATGCTTCGATGAGTGAACAATGGTATCCACATGAGTATGTCCCATGGTCGGATGGAGAAAATTTTGATGGTCCATTAAATGGGAAAGCCTGGGATCAGTCTCAGTCTAAAATATCTAAACTTGTAGCAGATGCAATAATACTAAACCTGGTTACTGAAGATAATTTGCCTCAGTATCACGCAGAGCTAGTCTCAAACTTTGGCAGGAATCATCCTTGGAAAAAATGGATTGATAGATGGACTGCTGAGGAGGCCAGGCATAGCATGGCATTGAGAGACTATGTTTTAACAACTCGTGCAATTGATCCAAAAAAACTTGAGGACATTAGAATAGCTTTTATGTCAGATAATTTACAGATGCCAATGTTTGCACACGATTGGCTACACATGTTGCTATATACATCCATTGAGGAGCTTGCTGCAAGAATATGCCATAGAAATACTGGTTTGGTTTGCGGAGATCCAGTAGGGGATGCTCTAATGGCTCAGATTGCTAGAGACGAAAATCTACATATGATATTTTATAGAAATGTAGCAAAAAAATGTTTTGAGATAGATCCAGAAGCTACTATAGGGGCTCTAGCAGATGTTATAACAAACTTTGAGATGCCAAGTGTTAATATGGAGGGGTATAGAGATATAGCTGGCTCAGTTGCAGAAGCTGGTATCTATAATTTACCAATACACATGAATGAAGTAGTTGCACCTATGTTAAAATTTTGGAATATCGACAATTTAGATCTATCACAAAACGGACAAATGCATAGAAATAGAATAAATACCTTTGTTCTTTTAAAAAATAAACAGATAAATAAAAAATAAATCCTTGACAACGAAAATAGAAATAGTATAATTTTTCTAGGGGGGTCGGGGGGTCAGTAAATCAATAAATAATAAATATTAAATATATAGTAAGACCTAAGACCTAAGATCAAGTGATAAGTCCAAAAAAATATTTTATTAACATTTTACAATTATGTAATATTACAGTCAACTAGAATTATGGTACAATAGATTTATGAAATGTGACTTTTGCGAAAACCCAAAGTATGTAGAGCGTATAAACGCTAAAGGCATACTTGAAAACTTTTGCACACACTGTATTGAAAAATTAATCGGCGGGAATCGAATACGCTAGTCCCTAGGGGATATAGCTTAATTTGGTTAAAGCACTTGTCTTATATGCAATAGATTCTGAGTTCAAATCTCAGTATCCCTACAATATAAAAGCAGTTGACTAGGATATATATGAAGAAGTTATGGGTGTTAGTAGTTCTAATTGCGATAGCAATCTCTTCTGGGTATGCTTTATTTGCAAGTTTAAAAAAGGTGGGACTAGAAGATATCTTTGATTTCGACCTAAACGAAGATATAGATAATGAAGAACTCTCAGCTATATAGGTCTATACAGATCCTTGGCCTAGTGCTAGTTGTTATATATGTAGCAAGTAGTATATTTTGGTAAATGCGGACGAATCGGACAAATTAGCGAAATATCTAGCCGAAGTTCGTTATAAAGAAAATAATTATTTTGAAGCTAATAAACTTATGGCTATGTCTTCGCTAGAATGGGTCATAGAAGGCCTCAAGAGCCGATTAGAGACATGTTTGAATGCAAGTTCAGGGGTATGTGACATATGGTACTTAGAATCCCATACAAGCTGTTTATTATTAATGAATCTAATATACGAATATAGTGGAGATCCCCTATATGATGCTAAATTCTAAAATGGTCTCTTCTGCCGCCGCACTTCACTTTGCTGGATATAGTATACTTTAATAATGTGTAAGAGTTGTGGGTCATGTGATAGAGAACATCAATCCAATATTGATGACAATATAGATTTAGTTCTAGATTCTCCTGTACTGTAAAGGTTTGTATGAATAAGACATATTTAGATGATAATGTTTACACCATTGCTAATTTTTTAAGCGAAGAAGAGCTTCTTGCTCTTGATGCAATAATTTACGACGATGAACCTTGGGAACTCTCAGAGGTTTCCAAAACTAGCCATACATCTAACCTTAAAGATACTGTGTGGAAAACTAATATTAAGGTGATTAAAGATAAAAGCCTTCTTAAAGCAATTAATGACAAGATAAAGCTTCTGTACCCAGACTTACTAATAACCGAAGTACGTGCATTGCAAAGGTTATTCCCAGGACAAATACTAGAAGCTCATTTTGATAAAAGTAGATATAGCCCTTATGTAGAGCGTGGTTTCATTTGTTATATTAATGATAATTACGATGGAGGACAGTTGTATTATCCATATAAGGGGTTTGAATATAAGCCAGTTAGAGGTTCTTTTGCTTCTCACCCCGCTACTGAAGAGTATACTCATGGCGTAAAACCTTCATCCGATAATATAAGATATATTCTGACATCATTTGGCATAGCCAAAAAAATTTAGTCTCTACCGTCGCCGCACTTTCGCACTATTAGCGAAGCTTGATCAATTTTAAGTAAAAGTTATAAATCTTATCTTTAATAGAATGAATTTTTTCTTCTGGGGATCCCTGCTTGTAATCATTTGCAGCAAAATGATACCAGTTACCAGCATTTTGTGTGTGGCTACCAGTAAATTTAGCAAAGTATCTTGGGCTCATGAATTAATTATACACCCTATTTAATAAAAAAAGAAAACCCAATCAGAGGCGGATCCGATTGGGTTTTTGTATCTTTACGATACTTTGTATGAGGAACATTTTGCAATGCTACTACTCATACAAACATAATTATATATTAGTTAAAAACTAATGTCAATCATTTTCTTCGTTAGGCCTAAAGGCTGGCTCTGGGCCCAATAGATATCCTTGTTCGTGATACTCTATCATTTTGCTAACTTCTTCTTGCCCTACAGATCCCTTTGCTATTAAACTTAGCATGTCGTATATTCTGTGAAGCATAATATAGTTAACCATTGGAAGGTTCTCTTCCAGGTTATTTTTTTCATCAATCTGGTCTTCCAGCATCTTGCCACCATATCTCTCTACCCATTGCATCTGTTATGATCATTGGAGTTGACTCGTTTTCTAATATTTCTTTTGGATTTATTTCCATTATACACCCCTAGATTTAATAAAATCATACATTTCTACGTCATGCTGATTTCTATATAAAATTTTATCAATTACGTGCTTTGGCAAAGTTTTTTTAAATTCCGATGTAGAGAAAGGGCTTCTATTCAAATAGAGGTCATTTACTTTGTGTGACAAATACCCCTCTGACTGAATTAATGAATTAATTTTTATATCAAAGTCTTTTTTATTTTCTAGAGTACCTATTAAAGAAAATTTATTAATATGGTCTTTCCAATTTTTTTCATTTGTCTCTTTGGCCAGTGACCTGGGATCTTTTACGTAGGCATCATATGGACCTTGCTGACGCCTTATGTCTAAATCAGAAAGAGCAAAGCTGGAGATTGTTTTAGCAGATGTAATATCCAAAGAAGAAGTTATGTTCTTTGATTGTAAGTTTTTTGTGAATCTTTCAGACATCATGTATATCTGAAAGTCTTCTACGCTAGGCTGCTCTTCAGTTGTTATAAATTTATTTTTGTATAAATACTCGCTAATGCATCTATCAACTGGATCCCTTAATAATGTAAAGGTATGTAATTTTTTATTATTTTTTAAAAATAAATCTACTGGGTATGAAGCAAAATGGCCGCTAATAAAGCTAGATGATAATAGTAATTCATCGTTTATGTATGAAATATAGTTTCTATATATCTGTAAGTCATTGAAATAATCTACTAGGTTAGCGTACAACGATACCCCAGATGTTTTATAAATATGCATATGGTAAAACGGTACTCTATTATCTTCTGGAACTACTTTTATATTTTTTATTTTGATGTTTCTATTTTCATCAATTATTGTCATCCCTGGTTGCAAAAAAACAACTGGGAGATCTTTTATTTCTTTCCTGTCTGTATGTATAACCCAGGAGTCAGGAACAATTACTTTAAATATTGTTTTATCTGGGTATGTCTTATTGTTTATTATTATCATTTAAATTAACCCGCTTAACTATATTCTCATAAGTAGCTGCACCTATATTTTTCAGGTATTTGCACTCCAAGCAGTATAAAAAAATATTATCTTCTAAATCTTGATTACAAAAAAGAAGGGATTGGTCTACTGGGCATAAAAGCTTTTCAACCAATCCTTCTTCTGACATGGAGATGTAAGTTGATACGTATTGTATCCTCATCCCATCTCCTTTACTTTGTCGGAAATTTTAATAAAAATTCCTTAGCTCTTGGGGTCATACCCTTCCAAGCTGACCAATCGATACCGCCATTGGTCATATAGTACGTTATCTCTGCGTTTGTTACTGGGTCGAATAACTCTTTGTTACTCTGTAGACCAAATTTCTCAAGTCTTGTAGGACCAAGATCTCCGATCATATTTATCTGAAATAGTCCGTAAGAACTATCTCCTGTATTCCTATTCCCGTTATATGCAAGCGGTCTTCCATTAGATTCACGCTTTGCTATGGACCAAGCTTTTTTAAGGCCTACTCCTTCGAATCCTACAGTCTCCAGAAGTGTTAACAACTCTTGATCTGTAAGCATCTCAGACGGCTTGTAAATTTCTTTACTAAAACTATCTAAGACTTCTTGCTTTAATTGGGCTTCAGTTTTCACTAAAGGTTTTACTACAGGTAAAGCGTTTGCAGGTGATCCAAACAAAAATAACATTGTTACTGCTATTATTGTCCAGTCACGAACCAAATCGCTAAACTGTTGCTTTATATTCTCCATTGGCATTTCCTCCTATAGAGATAACGAACTCTAAGAATAGCATTGATTATAAACACCTGTCAAGTTAGTTGACTAAAATGCTATCTCACATAATGATATTCTTTAAAATATTTTTTAGCCCTAGACCATTAAATAAAAGTTTGATACACTAGGACTTCACTTAAAATTAGCACCGCAAGGCGGAGAAAAGGTCGTATAATAAATGTCACAAACTATTGAAAATCCTTATGAAAACTTTATTGCCCTATCCAGGTATGCAAAGTGGGTAGAAGCAGAAGGGCGTAGAGAAACTTGGGGAGAAACAGTAGATAGATATTTTACATTTATGACTAATCATTTAAAGACAAATCACAATTATATTCCAAATGAAAAGCTTGTTGCGGAATTAAAAGAGTTTGTTTTTGAAAGAAATGTAATGCCATCTATGAGATCAGTAATGACTTCAGGTGCTGCTTTAGAAAGAGATAATGTTGCTGGATATAACTGTGCCTTCCTTCCAGTTGATTCCCCTCGTTCATTTGATGAAACAATGTATGTACTTATGTGTGGAACTGGTGTCGGATTCTCAGTTGAATACAAGTACATCAATAAGCTTCCCTCAGTACCAGAAAAACTTGAAAAATCAGATACTGTAATTGTTGTTGAAGATTCAAAACAAGGTTGGGCTAAATCTTATCGTGAATTACTTGCATTACTGTGGACAGGTCATATCCCCGCAATCGATGTTTCTAAAGTTAGACCTGCTGGAGCAAGACTTAAGACAATGGGTGGAAGATCTTCTGGCCCACAACCACTTATAAACCTTTTTGATTTTACAATTGCAAAATTTAAAAATGCAGCAGGAAGAAATCTTAAGCCAATTGAATGTCACGACATAATGTGTAAAATTGGTGAAGTTGTTGTTGTGGGTGGCGTAAGACGATCAGCAATGATTTCTCTTTCTAACATCAACGATATTGAAATGGCGCAGGCTAAGTCGGGAAACTGGTGGGAGCCAAGTCCACAACGTGCATTATCAAATAACTCTGTTGCATACTCACGCAAGCCAGAGATGGAGCAATTTATTGCAGAATGGAAATCTCTTTATGATTCAAAGTCGGGAGAACGAGGCATATACAATGTGGCCGCAGCTCAAGCCCAGGCAGCCAAGTTTGGAAGAAGAGATCCAGATATACACTACGGAACTAACCCGTGCTCAGAAATTATTTTACGTCCTTATCAGTTTTGCAACCTTTCAGAAGTGGTATTACGTGAAAATGATACAAAGAAAGACATTCAACGCAAAGTTGAGCTTGCTACAATTCTTGGAACTTGGCAGTCAACGCTAACTGACTTTAAGTACCTACGTAAAATTTGGAAAGATAACACAGAAGAAGAAAGGCTGCTTGGAGTTTCCCTTACAGGGCAGTTTGGCCATAAGTTTATGTCTGGCAAAGAAGATCTAGTAATGCTTGAGTCATTCTTAATGACAATGCGTGAAAGAGCAAGAGAAGTTAATAAAGAAGAGGCTGGGAAAATTGGGATTCCTGAGTCTGCCGCCATTACTTGCGTAAAGCCTTCTGGAACAGTATCTCAATTGGTCGGGGTATCTTCAGGAATGCATCCATGGCATTCACCGTATTACATTCGCACAGTTCGTGGCTCAAAAGGAGATCCTATCTCTACATTTTTGAAGGAAGTCGGAATTCCAGTGGAAGACGACGTCATGAAGCCAAACGACACTTATGTATTTTCATTTCCAGTAAAAGCGCCAGAAGGTGCAATTGTTAGAAATGATTTAACAGCCATTCAGCACCTAGACATATGGCTAGTTTATCAACGTGCTTGGTGTGAGCATAAGCCATCGATTACAGTTTCCGTTAAAGAAGATGAATGGATGGAAGTAGGAGCTTGGGTATATAAAAACTTTGATGAAGTTTCTGGCATATCTTTTCTGCCTCACTCAGATCACACATACAAGCAGGCCCCGTACCAGGAGGTATCAAAAAAAGAATATGATGACCTTGTATTAAAAATGCCCAAAGATATTCGTTGGGAAGATTTATCATTCTACGAAACAGAAGATGGGACATCACCCTCTGCCACGCTAGCTTGCAGTTCTGACGGTAATTGCGAACTTGTGGATATTTCCGCATAGTGGTAGAATTATAGTATTCGGCCTAGCCGAAAATTCCAAGGGCAAATTGCCCACAAGGAGATAACAAAATGGCTAAATTTGCAAAAGCAGATTTAAACAAAGATGGAAAGGTAACTATGCAAGAACAGATCCTAGCAGCACTAGCAAGCTACGGAAGAGCATTTCTTTCAGCAGCACTAGCCTTATACATGACAGGTAATACAAATCCTAAAGATTTGCTACTTGGCGGAATTGCAGCGGTAGCGCCCGTAATCCTAAAGGCATTAAATCCAAATGATAAGAGTTTTGGATTTACCAACAAGGCCTAAGTTATAGTCAATTGGGAAGTCCCTTATGCTAAAATTGGCATAAGGGCTTTTCTAATTTAGGGGTAAATGTGGCAGCGCAAAAAAATTTCGAAGTAGACCAAAATACGACTTTTACATTTGAAGTTCAGTATCTTGACGAAGACCAAACCCCAATTCAGTTAAATTTTCATGAAGCAAAACTCCAAGTTAGAGATACCCAGGGTGGCAAAAAACTAGCATTTACATTAACAGAGCAAGATGGAATACAAATTAGCCCAACAGAAGGAAAGCTAAAGATTTCTATTTCTGCTGACAGAACAAACAAGATGTTCTATCCAAAATCTGCATACGACCTAGTTATAGTTGACCCAAGCGTTAATAAGACAAGATTATTAGAAGGGTACATGACTCTAAATAGGTCAGTAACGGTATAATGGCAACACGTTTAATAGTAACCGAGAATAACCCCCTAGTAGTTGTAAGGTCTACTGGTGCGCCAGGGCGCACAATTATAAGCGGACAAGGAAATCCAAATAATGCTCTTGGAGTTCCTGGAGATTTTTATTTTGATACAAATACAACAAGATTCTGGGGTCCAAAAGACACACAGACAAATACGTGGAATATAGCAAAAAGTTTCATTCTGGATAAGCAGATATCACTGACTCATTCTTGGGAACTAGCACAGATAGTTGGACCAGTAAATGGAATTTACTCGTTGCCAATAACACATAACCTTGGGTTCCACCCCAATGTGACTGTTAAGTCAAGTGCTGGGGATATATTAGAAACTGGAATAGACTATAATAGTATAAACATATTAACACTGACTATGGCACAACCGTTTTCAGGGACAGCATATCTGTCATAAGGGAGAAAGAAAATGGCAAAAAAGTTTTTAGTTAGCATTGACCTCAATAAAAATGAGCTCTTAAATGCTAGAATTCA